GCCAGCCAGCCGCACGGTCTTACCCGAAGCGAAGGCATGGGAGAATTGACCAGCTTTACCAGTGCCGCTAGCTGAATGCAGCACGCGGACAGGAGAAGTGGGAGATACGGCGCCAGTCACATAGACAGCCACCGCACCTTCGTTCACCACGTTGACTGCTTGCTTGTCCTTAACGCCAGGACGGCTATTGGAATCAAGAGCAGTTTCGTCAACATAGGTGAGGGCATTCAAACCAATGACGGTATCAGAAGTGCCGGAAATGGTCGTGACAGAATTTGCAGCGGTGCCTGCAGTGTTATAAACCACCAGATTACCAAAAGCCAGCACAGCGCCAGTTTGGTTAAGGCCGGTGGAGATAGTGTTGTCGCGGGTGTCGGACAGTTGACCTTCGAGCAGAGCAGTGTGAGTGAGAGCATAGCTCTGTTGCACACCACCAGCCGTAGCAGTGCCCGAGGCAGAGAAAGTGACGGCCATAATTACTTAGCCTCCTTAGAGATGGAGAGGGGCTTTTTCCATGCGTTCTGCAGATTCTCCATATAAGAAGAAGGAGCAGAGATGGGGGAAGCAATAGAAGCTACGGTTTTACGCAGCTCATCAGTGGTGGCAGAGTCCTTGTGGGACGCTTCCAGAGTGTCAAACATGGCCTGCACATAGTCATCAGACTTTTCAGACAGGTCAATGCTGTCGCCGCGAACGGCCATGATGGCATCAACCATCACTTGACGAGCTTCTTTGCCGCTGAAATCATAAGCAGCATCAAGAACAGGCTTGGCTTTTTGGATGAGAGAAAGACGGTCTTCCACCATGGAATCAAGATTGATTTCCTTAGCGGCAGCTAAATCGCCTTTCAATTCCTCAACTTGTTCTGCCAGGGCATCGGCGCGGCCTTCGGCAGCGTCGCACTTCCCCTTCATTTTCTTTTCCATGGCATCCATTTCGGATTTCATGGCATCGGCAGCAGCCTGCAACTCGTCGTATTTTTTCTTCATGTCCTCATAGGACATTTTGGCGTCTTCGCGTTCTTTGGTGATCGCAAGAGCAACGCTCTCCGTCACTTCAAACTCGGCGCCATCGAAAACGACTTTGGCAGTCATTGGACCCCCTCCGTGTATAGAGAGTAGAGATGGATTAGCAGCATCTTGACGATCAAGATGAAGCTTCACTTGCGGGCCTGCGCGGCCCCGACGAACAACGGCAATGTGATTACCGATGATTTCCTTTTGGACGCCATCGTAATGTTCGCCGTTTTCTGTAACGCCAGGCGTGGGATCATAATTCACCCGATAGCCCGCGCTCACTTCACGAGCATCACCACGCATAATACGTTCAATGGCTTCTTTGTCCGTAATTGTCATTACGGCTTTAACGAAACCATTGTCGTAAACCACTTCAGTGCCGCTAAATCCTACTTGGTAGTCTTTAGTGTTTTCAGCATCAAGAAGAACTGGGGGATGTTCAGAAGTGATAGCTTTGCCCGCAAATGAGGCCAAGCTTTCTGGAGACGCCACTTCAATAGCGGGACGATATTCACGACGGACTGAGCCATCAGCGTCTGTGTAGAGCTGAACGCCAGTGCGAGCAATCGAAGCCCACGCCCGAAGGTAGCCTTCCGGCGTCATTTCGTATTTCTCAATTGGCGAGAAATCGTACCGATAAGAGATGGTGCTCATAGATATACTTTACCAAATAATTCTTATTACAATTAAAAAGCTTATGCAATTTAGACTAGCGGCATGATGTTTCTTACAAGGGGCAATGCGGACGTGCTTAAAATGCCGCACCATCAGGCGCGGCTTCTTATTGCCCAACGAGTGAAGGACGCTCGCCTTAATAGTGGCTTATCACAAAAAGACGTGGCCGAAACATTGCATATCAGCCAAAGCTCTTACTCTCGCATGGAACGCGCCACTCTTGCGCCAGACTGCGTGCAAATACGCACCCTTAGTGGCCTCTATGGAATTAGCGTATTGTGGCTTATGGGCTATCCATCTTTCATCGCCCATACAAAAAATTAATCCTCTTCCTCGCTTTCCTCGCGAATCTCGCGAAGCTGCTGCTCCACGCCTTCCATTACATAAGCTTTTGCAATTGCCTCAGCCTCAAAAACTAAAAATTTTGTAGGCTCAAAATGATCATCGGGCTTTTCATAGACGCTCACCACATAAATATGCGTCTCATCGAGCCGTCCGTTTTTAAAGCATTGTTTTTCAACAAGCTCCCAACGAGAAGTATTGCGATGTTCATTGGCGGAAAGAAGCGCCAATGATTTCATGAGACCAATGCCTTCGTCTTCTTCTTCCATCACGCGCACATACTCGCTCATTGGTCTTTTTGACGACTTTCTACCATCTTAATAATACGCCGAGCCCAAGACCTACCAGCATCCCCACCCCAAAGCATCCACGCGATATAGCCCGCATCACTTTCTCCTCCGCTCTTATTCTTTTCATGGCGCGAGAAAAACGCAGACATGCGTTTGATAGTTTCAAAGCTAATCCTGCTTCCGCCAGCTAAATCACCAGCTCGCGCCACGCCACTGCCAATGCCTTGCTTTCCGGCTTCTTGAGTGGTTAGTCCGCCCCTGCCATATTTCTTTCGCAGTTCAAGACCACGCCTTGCGGCGGCCCGTACTGCAGCAGGAGGGGCGAAGCTTTCAACATCACCCCTTAACGCTTTTTTCCGCAAGAACCATCCATTTCCTCTTCTTCCTCTTCTTCTCCAATGAGAGTCATAAAATAATTGTCCCAATATTCATCGCTCTTGCCACGACGACTCATGCCAGCTTCAGAAAGAGCAATTGCAATTGCCTGCTTATAGCTTGTAACAGGCTTTTTATCACTGCCCTTTAAAGTGCCAGCTTTAAACTCTCGCATAACACGAGCAATCTTTGTTTTTCTTTGTTTCTTGTTCACTTGAATTCACAAAAGAATGCTAACTTTGGCAATTCTAGCCATGCTTTTTTGGGCAAAGTCAATACTGTTTCGCCTTGATTCCCTCAAAATATAAATCACAAGATTCCTTGTTCGTTGCAAATTGCATCTCCTTAAAAAACTTTTTGAAGTCAATGGCGGAGAGAAAATCTTCTTGCGTCAGATTGCGATAGTATGACCAACCCTTGGCAATGGTTAAAGGGCTATCTTGCGGGGTTGTGCGTTCGGTGCCGTGCTCTGGTCTGCCAGTGGTAGCACAAGTAAATACAACAAGACCGTCCTTTCGACAAAGCCTCACCATGTTCAAAAAGGTTTCTTCCCAAAATGGATTATGTTCAAAGCACTCACATGAAATACAACAATCAAATAATTGTTCACTGTTATATTCATGCCCGCTGATTACAACATCGACACCGGGGCCTTCACCAACATCAACTCCCACATATTCATTGGCATCAAAGAATTGTCGCACTGTTCCATTGATATTGAGGCTTCCAATTTCTAAGACTCGCCCTCCCTTGAAAAATTCAGGAAACCGTTGCCTTACGGAAGCGATGTATTCGCCTTGTTCGCGATGAGCCATTATGAAATATACCCAATGGGAGCCGTGGCAATCTTTACGCCAGGCAGAATCTTATCACGATACAACACAATGCCGGTAATAATACGTTCGGCAATGAAAGCAATGGCCCTCCTGTCATATCCCTCAATGGAAAGAAAATGATTCTTATGTTGTTCCCAAATGGGAATAAGAGCATGAAAAAGAACAGTCATGAATTCTTTATATTCTCGCTTCGGACCACGCGCCATGTTGCAGCCAATAAACAAATTTTGTGCCCATAGGGCATCAATCTCCTCTCGATTGAATAGCCACTGTCCGCCATCCGCTAGCTCCCGAGTGATAAGAGGAGCATCAAAATCACGATGACCGCCATAAAACTGTTTCTCTAATGAACAAGCAAAAACGGCGGGTTCTGGAACGTATAGCGTATCGTCTAAATACCATTCACTTCGAGGTTCAATCCAATTGCGGCGGTACTGAGCATTGCCAATATTTTTTTCTTCTGCATTAAGCATCATCCACTGCACACAGCTTAATTCTCCCCATCGTTCGTTTAATGCAGACATATAACCACCCTCATCATCAAACATATAGCCCTCTTTACGAAGCGCATCGCGCTTCTCATCAGCGATAGCCCATGCCCCACCAAGAATGGGCACAATGTTGCTTTTGGCTTCGTAGCGCACTTTTTCGTCGTTAATGCAAACGGCGTAGATGGTGCAATCAGACGGTTGCATAAACATCCCTCGCGGCCCACAGCTCATTGTAATTATTAACGCTCTTGGCTCCCACGCCAGTTAAATCGCCACCGCCAGAAGGCTTGCTCCATGCCATGATGGTGCCATCAGGCAGAACAAATGCTCTATTCTTTTGCTCATGCGTAGGTGTTAGCTCTAAATAATCGCCATACACAAAATCGGCCTGGCTGCCATTAGCAGCCAGTGCCTCGCCAAGCAAGGTGGGACCAGTGGGGCACAATGGTGTGATGCCATAATATTTATTTTTACAATTTGCCACAATCTTTTCAATGGCAATTTGTAATCCTTTGTTGTCAGGCTTTGAATAGAGGACAGTAGTGGCACAAGCCCAACTTGTATAACTAAACCGTTGAATATCGCGAAAGGCCAAAAATTTAATACGCTCCCCCACTTCAACGGGATTAACGGCTCTCACTGCAATATCGAAATACCATCCGCCAATAATATTTAATAAACAAAAGCGACCAAGATCGGCCCTATAAGAAAATGGCCTCAGGCTATCATAAGCCCACACCACCTCCTTGTCATAATGCTGCTCAATAAAGGCACGAAGGCTTTCATTGTTATAAATGATATGCTCCGCATTTGGAAACACATTGTCAATGGTGCCAGTGGCATATTTAAGAAAAGGACTAAGCTTTTCTTCCGTATTGGTAGTCAAAAAGATTTGCGAAATTTGCATAACTTTAATTAATTTTTGCAGGAGTGCCAAAGCCCTTAAATTCAGGCTCTGCCGGTTTTGCAGCTAATGTTTTCCCAACAATTTCTAACATTTGCTTTGTGATATGGGGCCAAGTAAAAGTTTCTTCGCGAATACGGTTGTAACACCACTGACCGTCTTTTTTCAATGAATCTCGGAAATCGTAATAATAAGAAAGCAATTCGGCGGCAGAATCCGGGTCGGGAAGTAATCGTTCCAAACCATAGTTCCTATCAGTCTCTGCAGCATTACATAAAATCCGTGGCAGTTCGTCAAAAATTTCGGCCAGGCTCGTATGATCGGGCACCAGTTGGGCCACGCCAGTGGCAGCATGTTCAGTATTAACCAGGCCCCAGCCCTCTCCAATGCAAGTGTTAATGCCAATATCGGAGGCGTTGTAAACCATGTTAAGTTGTTCAATGCTTAAACAGTTTGCCGTGGAAAAATGAGGGCTGGTGAGAATAAGTTTGCCAGTGGGATCATATCCTTCATCGCGAGCCACGCGCTTAAATAACGGCACAATATCCCACCTTTTATCTTTACTGCCCATATTGAGCCACAATCGTGCGTCGTCTTTGTCTTTTGCAAACTTAATAAAAGCCTTAATTGTCAAATCAATTCGCTTGCGCGGTTGATTCCTATTGCCATTGAAAACAATAAATTTGTCCTTTGGCACACCCAGCTTTTCTCGACATTCTTCTTTGTCCATTGGAAAAAATTTAGAAAAATCAGTGCCATGTCCCATGATGGCAATTTCTTTTTCGTAGCCAATTTTTTCAATTTCAGCCGCTCCAAATTTTGTATAAGTGGCAACGCCATAAAATTCATTGATGGGTTCCAAAAGCTCGGAAAATAGCCCATAACTGTCAATGGGAGTATAAACAAAATATTTAAAACCAATGCTTTGTTTAAATGCCTTAACGGCCTTCCATAAACTAATCCCAATCCAGATATCATTTGTCACCCATACCAAATCGGGCTTGATTTTTTGAACAAGTTCGCCAATTCGATGTGAGCCAAATGGATCGGAGCCATGCAGCATGGCCGGATAAACATCATATTTCCTGGCCTCTGAGTCAGGATCACCGTGGTAATTTACCGCCAACACGCTAACTTCATGATCCCTCGCTAAAGCGGGAAGCAGGTTTTCAGCAACGCGCCCAAAACCAGTTTCGACAAAAGCGTCGCCGCAATAGAGAATTTTGGCCATGGCAAAAACAAATCTTTGATATCATAAGGGCCGCTTTTCATTTATTCACGCACAATCAAACAGCCGCCGTCGGCGCTTGCTGTCGTAAATATCTCACTCTACATTTACAGTTTGATCGGCACTCACAACGCTGCCCTGGCAAGGGCAAGCTTCCAATGGGAACAATGCCACCCCCTGCATAATTCAAGCAATTTTGACAATGCTTGGCTTGTGAGTCCAAGATGCGTTGCATCAAGGTGTAACCTTGTTTGCCCTGTCGAATTGAAGCGCCTTCCCAGTAAGAGCCTCGAACGCTCTCACCGTACATGCTGATACGAGCAAGAGCCATGGGAGTAGAAACACTGCCAGCCAAAAGATCACGAGCAAAAGTCTCCAGATAACGATATTCCGCACGAAGTCGTTGGCCAATTTTGCCCCACTCTGAAGCCGCCATACTGTCTCGTCCGCCACTGCCGATAATCGCCGCTTGTACATGTGCAAGCTTCAATGCTTCCCTGACGCTTTGCTGCCATTGATTGAGCGTGATGTCTCCCTTGCTAAGCATGTTCGTAAAACGCCGTAAGTTGCGATTAAGGCGATTAATTCGACCATCCACCAAAGCTTCAACGGCAGATTGGGAAAGAAAACGTCCTGTAGCGCCACGATAACGACCACTAACAGGAGAGTAAGACCATGATGATTCATCAAAATGAACAATCGCATTGGTAAAGTTCGAGAGATCATTCAGGCTTTGCATCCTCCGCCTCCAGGATATCCTTAAAACGTTCGGGAGCCTCTTCTTTCCATTGATTCAATGCAGCGTCAATATCCTCAGGGGAAATCAAAGCCGCTTCGTCCAAGTCAGAAAGAATGAGACCCTCTACTTTCATGGGATTCATTGCATCTTTTTTGGTGGCCAAAAATTCTTCATGCTTTTCTAGAAAAATGTCATGCGTTGAACATGGCATGAAAATTGGACCATCCTCTCCCTCTTCCTCATGGAAACCAGCACAACCAATTTTTTGTCCCGCTTCTAATGCTTCTTCTTTTGTGGAATACATGTGAGCATTTGGATCTTTTGCATCGATTTTGCTGCTCACATTTTTAGCCGGACCGCGACGTTCTGGATCGGGATCGGCCTTGCGCTTACGAGCAACAATTGTTTGACGCTCTTCTTTGCTTAATGATTGGGCCTTTGCCTGCGGCAAACACTTAGGCTTGCCTTCTTTCTCACTACGCCCCCCGCATGGACCAAGGATTTCACCATTGGCGCCAATTCTCACCCATTTTTCTTTAAACCATTGTTCAAGATCATCAGCATGCACTTCACCTTCATCATTTTTAAAAGCACCACTTAACGAACCGTGCTTTTTCTTGTACATTTGCTTATATTGCTGCACAACATACCCACTTGCATAGGCAGACGGCCACACTTTAAATTTTGCCTTTGCGGCACTAACGGCACGAGAATGCAATGCCTTGTCAGTAAATATTACATCGCCACGCTTCTCTTCTAAATCACCTGGCATAAACAAACCAGCCGCGTCTTCATTGTCCTCAACCTCCCTGCTTCCGTCCATGGGAAGAGTGCCGTTCTCTTCATTCAATGGATCACGCCCGCCAGGCGGCACCGCAAAACCTTGACCACCCCGATTAGGGGTGGAACCACCCCCTGCCTGAGTAGGAAGTTCGCGAATGACGGACGGATCCAAAGTGAGTTCCATTGACCACTCAGACCCCCCATAACGAGCATCCGCCACTTCCTTCGGGGG